CTAAATTGCTTCTTCAACACTCTTAGGCGCGCGAATTTTTTCTAAAGCTGCATCAATCTGCCCTAAGACAGCATCAACGTTCTTGGGATTTTCTAGATCATACTTTTGTAAATCAATTTTAATTTTTGGACTTGCATCATACTCTTCATACCAGTCCTTATAAGCCAACCACATTTTGCGATAATAATCTTCGAGATCTGGATTATTATCAAACTGTTCATAATCGCGGCCTCGTTTTTTTATACGATATAAGATCGTCTCGAAATCAGTTTCGGCATACACCATCAAATCTGGTGCTTTTTTTGGAAGGTCATTTAGCTCATTCATCATATTATCAATGAGACTTGTATAGACACCAAATTCAGTATCTGTAATGTTTCCCTCTTTATTATTTTCTCGTGTAAATAAAGCATCTTCATAAATTGAACGATCCAAGACATTATTATCATCGGAAAGTGCCTTTTTGATCATCGCAAATCGCTTGTTCAAGAAATAAATTTGTAGTAAAAACCCGTAACTTTTTTGGTCAGAATAATAAAGTGGTAAAACGGGATTGTCCCCCACTGGTTCATAAAATGCTTTTGATCCGTAGTGTTCTGCAATCTTTCCAGTTAATGTTGTCTTTCCAACACCTATCATTCCTGCTGTAATTATCACCATACAAGGCCCCTCTTTATCTTTAATCAATATTCAGTATATCATAAATCATTTGCATACAACATCTTGTGTTTTAACTAAAATTATGTTTTTTGTACTAAATGGCTAAAATCATTGATTACAACCATTCTTTTAATTACACCTAACCCAATAGCTACAAACATGCAGGAATAATCATACCATATTTCCACGCTAAATTTAGAGAAAAATATATTATTATGTTAACAAATTCAAGACAAACAAAACATGCTGATTTGAAGGAAATTTTGAGGCGCTTAGTTGTTTGGAGAGGCTTTCCATTTTTCAGAATATAGTGTAAAATGATTAGTGTTGTTTGCCCCAGTGGCGGAACTGGCAGACGCGCAGCGTTCAGGTCGCTGTATGGGCAACCATGTACAGGTTCGAATCCTGCCTGGGGCATTTTAGAACGATATAATAACTTTTTTAAAAATAGGAATGCTGTTATACCGGCATTTCTATTTTTTTATCACTGTAAGAAAGCACTAAAAAGCACTATAAAGTAAATACATTTTGCACAAATTTTGCACAACGTAAAATCCTCAAGACTATTATGAATAGTGAACTTGGTTGCAATCAGGTTTGATACTTTTTGAATTTTTTTAAATAAATAAAATAAAATCACCTATTCTACGTATTTAAAATACAGAAAGGTGGTTTTTTATTTTGGAACATTTTTATTTTAAAAAATTTGATATTTTAGTTTGCTTGAGTGGCCGTCACTTATCAGTGAACCATGATGGCGAAACTATATACACTGATTTTGATAGTGAACAAGAAGCGCTTGACCAATACTTGCACACATTATTTACTGTTTATGACGTATATGCTTCCTGTATTATATAGAAGGAAAACAGATCTGAATTAATTTTTCAGGTCTGTTTTTATTTTAAATTGTGTTTAAATTCGATTAATTGTGTTTTTAAATTCTGCATGGCAATGGTTGCTCGTTCATTTGTGTCGTCACCTTCATCATAATAGCGATTAAAAGTTACGTTCTTAACGTTTGCTTCTTGATTATGAAGGTCAATCATCAGATTTTCAATATCACTGACTAATTTTTTATTTAATCCTGGGTGGGATTGAATAAACACAATGATCGGATTGCCCTGTTGCTTAATCAATTCGTCCAATACTGCACCCGGCGTTTTCCCTGTTGCCATAGCTAGTGCTTGAAGCACACGTACAGAAAGACTATTGATGCGGCTATCATTGGCAGATACCAGCGTACTCTCTGGCACACCTGATATCTTAGCGACTTGATAACGAGTTAAATTATACTTCTTTAAAAAATTATCTATCATTATGCAAGTACTCTTTTTGCGGCATCAATTTGTGCCTTTGTAACTTTCTTGCCATATGTGCGTGCATATTGTTTCTTAGCATTTACAACTTCTTTAGTACCCTTTTTGCCAAATAATAAAGTCATTGCGTCAATTACATCATAGTCAGCTGTTGCTTCTTTGTGATCATCTTTTAATTGGCCTGCTGCAACGTGGAGTAATTCGCCTTTTTTGTTATATTGTAATCTGAAATCTTCCACATCATCTTTTAATTCAATATCTGTTCCTGCCATTTTGATCTCAACATCTGTTAATTCGTCAAAACTCTTTGATACCATAACTGCTTGTCCGTTTTTTGCTGTATTAATAATTTTCATTTTAATAACTTCCTTTTTATTTTTTTCTTTGCTTTCCTTATCAACAAATACATTGTACAACGATATTTCGTAGTAGTCAATGCTTTTGACAAAGTTTTTTAATTTATTTTTATCCACACAAAAAAGCCCCACTGAAATTAATCAGTGAGGCTAATCGCGGTCTGTCAATCCGCTATCCAAAAAGCACAAAAGTATTTATTTTTTTCTAGTGGTGAGTGCAGATTTTGCACTAACCACTATTTCCAAAATGGAAATTGTTGCTATTTAACTCTAAGCTTTTGGCCAACGTAAATATAATTTACATTAGATAACTTACTTAGAGATTTTATTTTAGCGGACGTCGTACCATATCTAGCTGCAATAGCGCTTACCGTATCTCCACGTTTAACGGTGTAGTAAGTAGCTTTTGCTGTGGATTTCTTGGTAGTAGTCTTTTTCTTTGTTGGAGCCTTTACAGAGACGTAACTCTTTAAAGACTTATTGGCACTAGTGTAAACACCATTGGCAGTCTTAAATACCCAGAAACGACCATTAAAGTAAGTATTGCCTCGGAGGACAGTGCCTTTCTTATGGTACCATTTCTTGCCTGTTAAGTTAGGCTTGCTATAGCTATAATCATTAGTCTCAAACTTAAGGGCTTTGACACTCTTAGCATTATAATATGAGCTGATATCTTGAGCTAGCGCCCAGCCTACTGCTTTACCATTTCGATATAGCAGCACAGCCTCATTAGACTTAGAGTACGTAATCTTTTGTGTGGATTGTACTCGGTAAGTTGGACTCTTTGCAGAAGCAGGAATCTTAGTCCTTGGGTTATACCAGTGAGTAGCAGATGACTTAATCATAACTTGCCAGTTCTTTTTAATGCCACCGTACTTATAAACCTTAGTCGATTGCTTAGAAGCATTAGTTGATCCAATCCACCAACTTAATGGCTTTAAGGATCTCATAATGGTACTTGCATCAGTTGACTTAGCAATGGAGCTAAAGTAATGAGCATCTGTATATTGCCACAAGTGGTAGTTTTGCGGACTTGGTACGCTACTCTGGTAAGCAGCTAACCAATAAGCGTCGTAATACTTATAAGCGGTTGGAGCATAGCTTTTCTGGAAGCCACGGTATGAGTAAAAGATAATGTGCTTATTGGTCAATTTATTTAAAGTTTTGTACCATTGAATATTGGCCTGGTTATAGACACTTCTAGCGGTAGTTAATTGTTCGGCGTCGTTAACGTAAAACAAAGCTTTCGGTGCTCGGTTATACAAGTCCTTAGCCTCTGTTGCTGCATCAGATACAGAAGTAAATTGACCGAAACTATAGACGCCATATGGCACTTTATATTTCTGCATCAAAGCTACGTTGTGAGCGTATGTCTTGTCGCGGTAATTACTACCATACTGCACTCGCAGAATGACAAACGATACTTGCGATTTAAGCTTTTTCACTTGGTTGGCAGAAAAACTGCCTTGCCACTCCGAAAAGTCGCCAACCGGTTTGGGTACCGTTGAGGCTTTGGAATTTTGACCAAAAGAAAAAGCCGCTAAAAAAGTGACCCCAACGAGAATTATTTTATTTTTTAATTTCAATCTTACGCCTTCTTATTTCTGATCGCGATTTGGTTGCGTTTCAACTGTTTTGCTTGCTTGAGACGTGGATCCTGTTGCATTTTCACGGTTATCGACCGTAGTTACATCTGACAGCACGCCTACCATGCCCAGAATCGTTAACACAGTATTAACAATTCCGATCACATTTTGCCAGTCAACGGGATAATTAAATCCAAAAGCCACAAACAATTGCTGAATCAATACGATTCCCAGGCTGATCAAACTAGCCCATAATTTTCCATCGCGCCAATTAATTTTCTTCATACTTATTCCTCCTAAAGTAATTTTTCTACGATATAAACAAACAATGATATGCCAATCGTGCCAAACACAGTGCCATAGATTACATAGACGTTTTTCGTCAGACTGCTGATTTTATGCTCATTTTCTATAGACTTGGATAATGCTTTATCAGCTTTTTTGTCAGCACTTTGCAGATTTTCAACCTTGGTTTTGATCGTTGCCACGTCCTCCTTAATTGACATCAGTGTTTGGATAACATTGATGTCGTCCTTATCCGCCATGCTATTCACTTCCCAACGATTCATTAACAGTAATAGCCATAAATCCCTCACTAGGAAAAATATTCATGCCATTACCATCTGCTATATGGGCTTCCACATTATAGTTGCCTGCTGTTTTTTCCGTGAAATTAACTGGCAATACACCATCTTCAGATGTATTAACCGTAGTTTTATCAACAGTGATCGTGTCAACGGTTTTAAGATTGGCATCAGCTACCACCACCGATATATTGGTGGCATCAGACAGATCATAATTATTACCGTCCACAGTTAATTGCAGCATGAATGTTGTGGAAGTATCACCGACCTTAACACTGGTCGGGGAACTGTCAGTTAAATTTAAGTCTTTACTCATATAGAGTCACCCCCTATTCTGCTGTGGAAGCACTCGAAGCAGCCGAACTTGCAGCAGATGAAGCGCTAGAACTAGCCACGCCAGATGCAGCTGAATCGTCAGCAGAACTGTCTAGCTCATCCTGTGCGTCAAAGATTGCGTCTTGAAATGCTAGTACATCTTTGCGCACCGCCATTTTGTTGTCATCGTAGGCCTGTTGGTCTTTGATGGTTTGCTGCACATTAGAGTAGCTGGCACTGTTAGTTACGGCTGTAGAGAGTGTAAGCACGTCCACACCGTTGATTGTTGAAGTTGCTGAAAGTGAAATAGAACTAATTGTTTTTTTAATTGTTAAAGACATGATAAATTCCTCCTAAATTTTGTGTATGAAAAAACCAGCTACTTGGTTTTAGCTGGCTGTTGTTGTGATTGTAATTGATTGCGTAGCAGCTGATTAGTAACCTGTAGGTCTGCCCTAATTCGTTCTAGCTCGGCAATCCGTTGATTAAGGTTATAAACCTCTACATTAGTAACTTGGAGGTTAGCTTGTAACTGTTGGTTTTCCTGGGTTAATTTGTCAAGCTTATCGCTATTTGATTTCTCCATTAATTTCTCCTCCTAGGTTTGTGACGATAAGGCTTTGTACTTTTGCTTTTAAATCTACGAAACTCAAAGCTTCATACTCGCCTTCTGCCATAGTGACAAACCCTTCTATATGAGTACCGTCCGCATAAGTAGCTGTATAATTAATTTTGCGGTTGGCAGTGTCTGCCATCACCATGTTTGTAATCTGTAAATCGTTCATTTTAAATTCCCTCTTTCTTTTGTAGTTTGTTTATTTTGTCGTTCATATCACGCAAGACTGGCAGTAGCAGAGTCCATAGCCTGTCATAAGCTAATCCTTGAACTTTGTTATTTTCATCTTTAACCACATAATCGTCTAGTCCCGCGCTGGCGACTTCTTCGGCCACCATCCCAGTGACGGGCTTGATGTTTACTACGCTTTTGATACTGTCTGAATTACCTGACTGCACATCTGCGTAGGCTTCAACCGAAGTCTTGTCAAACCACTGTCTCGGATTAATCGTTAGCAAATTATAGCCTTTTTGTAGCATGTCAGGCACATCAACGATATCAAGTTTGTTTGCCTTTGTAGAAGTTGATGACCCCATAGTGCCATAACTCGAAATAAACATATTGGCTGCATACGTGTATTTGTTTGCCTGAACCATCGGTGCAACCACTTGCGACCCTATATTAAAGCCGTATGTGTTATCAGTGCCTAGCGCGGCCTTAAATGTTCCGTCTGTAGCTAAATCTTTGTGAAGTAAGGCTGCAGCAGTTTCTAATCCGACACCGGTTAGCATCGTGTTATAGGTGCTATTTCCACCCTCGGTGAACATAAGCCCCATAGCATCTAAATAACTCCGGTTGAGCACAGCCCCTGTTGATTTCATGATGTCGTGTTTTTCATATCCGGGCGCATAATCATCACCGGTTTGATTGGTTCCGTTTTTAACCATATTGCCATTGTCATCAAATCCATACCAGTAAGCCGCTGTGTTCGAGTATCGAGACATATTTTTACTGCTGGAGTTAATGACGCCGGTCTTAATAGTAAGCGTACCTGTACCTTTTTTTGGCGCATAGAAACTGGTAGGCTGACTGACATTGAAATCGGTAGTTAGTGTTCCATTAAATCCAAGGTCAAGTGTAGGCGCATTGATAGTTGAACCATTAATAGTTGAACCATTAATAATACCGTCTTTAGAAATCCCCCAAGAATTATCAGCGGAATGAATTGAGGCACCGATAATGTCACCCGTATTACCATCTAGCTTAAATGATCCGCTAGGGCTATGAATTAGAGGTGCCTCAATGTCTGCGCCGGTAATCTTAGTAGTGGCCGTGATAGTACCAGCCTCGAACGTCTTGCCAGTAAGTGTTCCTGGGATGTTGGCATTCGGTATTTGCACTGGATTATTTGTATCAAAAAAGATGTTAGGCGACGAGAATACTATCTTGGTGCTGTCCCCAGACGTTGACAGTAAAGCACCCCCAGCATCGAGATTAAACTGATTGACCACGTCACCCTTTTTGACCAGGCCATTAATGTCGTTGGATGTCTGTGTAAATTGTGAATTAACTGATGACGAAAAGTCCTTAATCTGGTTGGTCAGTTGTCCGCTAAGCTGCGTTAGCTGGTCGCTAGATACCTTATCGCTGACGGTAGATTGTAGACCTTTGGCCGTAACTTGTAATTTGGTAATGTCACTCTGATTATTGGTTGCCAGCACTTGTGCACTGTCGGCGGTTTGCTTAACCTGCGTAAGAGCCGTGACAGTTGCATTATCGGCTGGATTAGGACACCAATCAGTAGCTAAACTGCCTTTTTCCAGCTTCAACTTGCCAAACTTCAAATATGTTCCTGTGCTTAAATCAAAAGCGGAATTTAAGCTTTTAATATCAAACAATCGCACATTATTCTCACTCTTACCAGGCCACACGTATGTTGATACAACCTTATAGCTATTTTGACCTAACTTTTGAACTCTCGCCGGTTGAATATCATGACCTGCCCCCGTATACCATGTAATTTTAGCTGCACTCAAGTCTTTGACGTTTGCATCGGTCTCAAACCATATTGTTTGAGTATAGGTTACCCCCTGAGTCAGGGTATACCAAAAGCTGTGTGAGTCTTGCGGAAGGATTTCACTATTATAAATGGTTGTTGGTAACTTCTCGTAAGCATAGCCATCTTCCCACGTCGTATTAGGAATCCCATAACCCATTTGATATTCCTGATTAGTACCAATGGCTAGGTTTGTCCCAACTGCACTATCTTGAACCCTTGTTTGAACAGTCATTAAGGTGCTATTAAATTCAGTAGCGGTTTGCTTCAACTGACTAATATCATTTTTATTAGTCGTGTTATCAGTATTCAAAGAACTAAAATTAGAAGACAAAGACTTAGCGTCCGACTGGAGTGTACCTATATCAGTTGTGTGCTTATCGACAGTATCGTTTACTTTTGTAAATTGATCTTTAAATCCATTAGAATCAGTTTGCAGGGTATTAATACTAGTAGTATGACCGTCAACCGTACCCTTGATACTGGATATAGTGCCATTAATACCGTCAGCAGTCGTTTTAATTTGGTTCTGTGTCCACGTTTGGGTAGAGTATCCATCCAAATCGGTCTTAGTCAACTTAGCACCTAGACCATTCTGTAACTCAGCAATGGTCATAGTCGATCCGTCTGTTAATGTCTTATAACTTTGGCTAACTGCTCCAGCAATTTGCTTAGCATCTTTAGAGTCAGCTGCAGCGGACGATGCTTGGGTTACTGCAGTACTAGCGTAGCTTTGAGCGCTCATTGCACTAGCTACGGCGCTACTAGCAGCGTTACTTGCTTCGCTCGCAGTGTTACTTGCAAACCCAGCACTACTAATTGCTCGATCTGCTGCAGCCGCTACACCAGCAACGCTGCTTTTCATGATCTCGGCGTCAGATTGCAAAGCTTTATACTTAGTCTGACCATCGTCGATATCTGTTTGTGCCTGTTTAATCTGCCGATTATATTGTGCTTGGGTAGCAGTGCTAAACCGTTTCTGTTCTACTTGTACCGCCGTCACCATGCTATTAAACGTGGATCGCACGATTGGACTGTACGTAGTTATATCAGCTATAAGTGGTGTCATATAAGCAAGGTATGCCTGATAGGCTGCATCATATGTCGTAAAGTCAATACCTTCAGCTGTAGCAATATCCTTATCAGAATCATAGATATTTAAGAAGTTTGCCATCTGGGCTTCAAGCTGTGGCTTCTCAAACGGTGTAAGGTAATTTGGATCGTTGATATCAGTGAGACCCGATTTAGCCCAATTGGCCGTTTTTTTGGCACTGTCTGCAAGAGCTAAGTTATCATCTAAAGTTACACTAGTCTGTCCTACTTCACTCATTGCACATCACCTTCCTCACTAGCATCACCGATAGCGATAGTATCGTCGTCACTCTCTGGGTAGTTCAAAACGTCCCCACTGTCGTCACGAAGAGTTAGTGTTGTTTTCCAAAGTCCACGATAAAGATAAATAGTACCTTCTTCATCTTTTTCATAGTTAAATCCTTGCAGCAATGTTGGTGCACTGTTATGCAAGTATAGAGCTACTGTTTCTGGTTCAAAGTCATGTGTTTGATCTAACAAATCTGAACCAAACTCACTAGCAACATTTGTTCTTTGAAAGACCATTGAATGAGTAATAACATTAACGCAAGTAACAAGTCTTGGCTCTACAGCCCCTATTCCAGAATTAAAGACTACATACGGAAATGAAATATCATTACTTTGTGAGGCGTTATATGTTCCATCATTGGTTACGCCCGACGGTAATGGTTTAACTCCAAAATCTTGCATCTTCATTGTGTAAGTAGAAACCCAATCTCTACCTTCACAATCTGAAATTCTAGCAACATCAATATTACCTGCCATATTAGTAGCAACCATCCACTCATTTTCAAAATCTACTGCAATTCGTCTAGTTCCGGGTAACGTACAAACTTGTGTAACGCCTTTACCTAAACTGATTATCTTGTTTGACTGCCAAACAAACTTACCAACATAAGCATTTTTATCATCCAAATCCTTTATATTTGTCCAAATTTCAGGCACACCATTTACTAAATGACATCCAAAACTAGATCCATGGCCTCCGCCTTGAACAATGACCGCATCAATGATTTTTGCATTCATATCGTACCTAACAAACTCGGTATCCGTTACTGAACCAGGGCTTTGTTGAGAACCGCCATAAGCAGAACTAGCGATCACCTGATTATTAGTCTCGTCAACCCAAATAAATTGACTAGCACTTCGTGTTTTGTCACCCCAATAATCAGCCTGGGCATCAACTCTTTTTTGAGACCAAATTAAAGTATTATCAAAAGCCAAAGTTAGTTCAGCTTCATCCTTAATATAATCTCCTTCAATGTGACAAGTCACTGTCCCAATATCACCATTATCTAGAATAATCTCATATCCATCATTCTCGTGCTTGGTTTCCCAAACAGAATCATGAACACCTGAAGTTTGATTTGTCTTCGTCCAACGAAAGGCAGCAGAAGACAAATAACTGGTAACATTGGTTGAATCAACAAAGACCTGAACATCAATAATCTTCTGTTTTTCATCTTCCGACCAAGTTGTACCGCTTGAAGTAATTAGATTAACAGTAGCAACTTTTTTGCCATCTTTGATATCATCAAGTAAGCCCTCAATTTTTGAATTCAATTGATCTTGTAATTGAGAAATCAAGTTTGGCGTAACAACTTTAACTGTTGCAAATTCTCCCACGATTACTTGATTTTGCGTTGGATCTGCTTGCGAGATAGTTTTTTGAATTACCCGTGCATCAACTGCGGCTTTCGGTAACATCTCCATATCTTTTATTCGTATATGGTCGCCTAAGCCGGCTGTAAAATCATTTCCAATTTGGATTGAATAGTTAATTCTCGGATGATCAAACTTACCTAAAACTCCCTTAGCCCAATCTCTCAAAGCACCATGATTATCAATTGATTTGGAAGTTATGGCGCCCTCCAAATACTTAGGGCCATCAACTCCGACAATTCTCGTGCTATATTCGTCGTTTGCTGTTTCGTTCTCAACATAAGGAATGCCACCATTAACATCCTCAATACCATCACCATTAGAATTGTATGGATACAGACGTGTGTACAAATTTGTATCTGTACTCAAACGCTCCATACTTATCAATTCGTCACCATAGTTTACTGGCACCCCATCATCAACACCTAGTTCATGCATGATATCAATTACTTTTGTTGTCGGCTGGCCTGCTGAGTCAAACTCAATATAGGCGTCAACTTCACAATCGTAAGTTTGACAAAGTGTTTGCAACTTTGCTTGAGCGTTTTCCGACTTGGAGAACGTAATTTTCGCAGTACCACCAGTGTCATCAACAGAGCCAACTGTCCAGCTTGTTTTAGCAAGCAAAGCTTTAAACGCATCTTCACAATTTGCCATCGTTGCACTTAAGCCGTCTAGCTTAGTGTGGATTAAATCCCAGATTGCCAAATTTACACCAACACAAGACTTATAGTGTGTTCCAGAAGCATCAATAACATCTTTAATATCCGTTAAACGCATTACATACCAACGATTGTTGGTTTCATCTTGATATGCTAAATGAGCCCCTTGAATAATTTCCTCACTTTCAGGATATCCATAAGGAATATAAATAGACGGCATAGTATGATTCCAGTTCTTTGTATTGGCATGCGGGTCTGTTGTATTAAATGATTCGCTTTGATCATCAAGAACAATATCACTATCCTGATCAGCAATTTGTATATTAATTTCGTCGCCCCAAAATGGACAGGATCCAAAACCACCGTTAGCATCTAACATTCCGACTCTGTTTAAGTTTTTATCTAAAATTACATACAAAAAAATAGACCTCCTTTCTATCTATAGGTTGGTCTATAGTCAAATTCTATATCTGCATCGTCACCTGATGGACTAAAACCAATTCGTTCAGTCTTGCCACCTTGCAATGAAGGAAAATTCGATCCCCAAGCAACGTACTTATTCAAAGACGTCACACTAGCACCGCTAACAAGAGTTGCCTGGTTTGTCTCACAATCAATAATCACTTGATCATCCTTATGAGCAATAATCTGTGGTACTGCCGCCACATTTCCACCATTATTGATTGCGTGTACTGTATACGATGTGATTGCGTTAAATCCATAATTGTATAGCTTGTTAGGCTTTTTAGTTTGTGGATTTGTACTATCCTCTGTAATGTTGTGCTTTGCAGGATGAAACGCAAGAGTTGAATAACTAAAGTCACTAGCAGCTGGTAAATTGATAACTTTATTTTTCATAATATAAGCACCTGTTTTACCAGTTTTAATATCACATTTATTGATGCTTAAAACAATTCTTCGCCCAATTTTACGAGTATGGAACTGTAACAAACATTTATTGTAATAGTCAGTGTTCTCATAATCCGTAATTTCAATCTTCTTGGGATAATAAACCGTAGTGGTTTTCTTTTTCTTAGATTTCCCTTTACCAGTGTAGGTTACCTTTGTTCCTTTTTTGATAACGGTAACCGTATCTTTTTTGTTCTTCCCGTTTTTTAAGTCCAATGTACCAGCATATACTTTTACTTCATGACCAGATGGCCCAAAATACACATATAGCTTAGTTGCATTTCCTTGAGCACCATCCTGAATGTAAAACCGTGCAACACATTTAGAGTCAGCATCCATCCAATAAGCTTCTGCTTTCGAAATTCCACGATAATAATTCTTTTCGTGGCGCATTCGAAACATATGATCCATATCATTTAGTGTGTTAGTCAAAGCTTGATGAACCATCATTGGACCAGTCCAGCCACTATAACTAACGTTTCCATAATCGTACATAGCAGTGCCGTTATTAGGGCTGCGCTTAACAGAGATAGATTCAGTGTTAGACATAAATGCACCAGCAATTGTGCCCGAAATATCAAACGGAGCTGTCTTTACATTAAGCCAACTCGTTTGTGCTAACGTATTGCACGGATCACTCACCATTAATGGTTCGTTATCCGCAACGTTGCCATCGTCGTCTACAGATTGATCCATTCCAACGTCCACATAATCATCGTCATCAGATGCCAAAGCCATTCCGATTTCGTTTACATCTTTATGCAATGTGAACCGATAAACTGGTGCAGTTTCACCAGTTCCTTCTGGCGTAAATTCAAATGGCTCATCAGTCACTTGAACAGTTTGCTGTGGCATATATCCACGTGGATCAGGCATATAAAACTTAAGAGTTGTTGTCGAATCCCAAACTCCCTTTTGTACTGGAGTAAGCTCTGGAATATCTGTAAAGATCCCATAATATTCTACATTAGGCTCATCTGCAAAAATCATTGAATAAGTTGCGCCTTCATCGTTAGGCCTAATAAAAGCATTAGCTAAATTATGTGATTTTTCTGCTAGCTCTTCTCGTGTGGTCGCCAAAACAGTAATTGTGATGTTAACAGTTTTAGCACCGTACGAATTGCCAAGATTAACCACACCATATCTAGCCGGAACAGGCTGTGAAGAATTGGTGATCTCGGGAGATATGGGCTTCGCAATTTGTGCGGTAACAATATCTAAACCAGTTCGGGAATTAATGCCATCAAAAATAAATTCGCCTTGACCTGTTATCATAATCCGGTTACCCCCTTCCCATAATTACTCAAGCTTAAATTTGTAGCAGTGTACCTTTGGTTTGCATTAGCTATCATTTTATCCGTTAAATGAATATTACTTACTACGCCGATTAATGATTTGATCAGTTCACTTTGCTGTTGTGCGTTAGTTATCAACTGTGCCAACAGCTGGCTGTCATCAACTGGCTGTACAGAAGCAGCAGGCATAACATTCGTAGCATTACTAACCATTTGAGCCGCATCTAAGACAGATGAATTAGGATCTATTGTTCCATTTGCATATTGTGGAATATTGTACATTCTTGCTGTTAATCCCGCTGGAATGACTTTAGTTCCTTTTGGTGCATCCAAAATAACATCCCTGCCATGTGGTATAAACGGTGCAGATCCAGGATACTTAACTAACTCTCGAAACAGTGGCCCTTCCTGATCATTAACCATGATTGGGTTACCATCTGTTCCCATCGAACCGGTTGCTTTACCGGTAATCGCTTTGTGAATAACTTGAACAGTCTTTGAAATTAAATTAGGCAATGACATGAAATTCTTTATTGCACTAATCGCGCTCCCAATTGGACCACTGGCCGCGTTAACACCACGAGCCGTCTTACTAGAAATCGATGTCCCGTTAAACCTTGTCACACTAGTGCGTGCTGTCCCCATTGGACGACTAGCACTATCATGACCCACAGCAGTTTTGCCGAGTACCTTTGTGCCATTAAAGCGAGTTAAGCTTCCCCTTGCATTATTTACTGGTGATGATGTCTTATCATGACCAGTTGCGGTTTTAGACAAAACTTTCGTACCATTAAACCGGGTCAAACTCTTTCGTGCTGTGCCAACTGGTGATGATGTCTTATCATGCGACGTTAAGTTCTTAGCGCCTACTTTTGTGTTGCTAAATTTCTTAACTGATCCAGTTGCCTTGTTTGATGGCCCACTAGCCTTATCAATCGCTTTAAGATTCTTGCTAGAAACCTTTAACTGACCATACTTACCAACAGAAATTTTTGCCTTACTGGCATTCTTGGACGCACTGTCCTTTGCCAACAAATTCTTAGTGACATTCTTAGGTAAATTTTGATACTGCTTGTAATTTACACCTGCACGTTTAAGAGCGGCAGAAGCATTTGAATCATTAGCTAGCAGTCTCTTTTCTTTAGTTGGAAGACTATTCCAATCCTCAACGCTCTTTATGCCTTTAGCAACATCAGAGGTGCCTTTAGCAGTTGCCATAACCGTCTTCATACGTGGCGTTAAATCATTCCATTTTTGAAGATTGATATTGGCCTGTTTCATGACTGCCGTGGCGTTATCTTTAATAACAGCTTTCTTTTCAGCAAGCGTTAATTTATTCCAAGTTTTGGCACTAGTCATTACTTGGAGTAATTCAGATCCGCCTTTAGCACTAATAATTGCTTTCTTTTCGGTTGGTGTAAATTTGTTCCATTGCTTACCGTCAGTGATAAGTTTAGCAAGGTCGTCCCCGCCTTTAGAACGAATCATCGCTTGCTTTTCCTTGAGACTTAAGCCATTCCACTTACCCGTTTGGACTGCAGCAACTCCAACCATAGCAGCTGCGTTAGAACTCATTTCTCCTTTTTTAAGAAGCAACATCATGGAGTTCCATTTGTCTTTGGACTTGGCAGCTTTATCTACTTCTTCTTGTGCATTGGTTTTAACCTTCCCGGTCTTAGGATCAAGAACCATCTTGTTCCATGATTCAGCTGCAGATCTAGTAGATTTACTCATATCGCCAGTAATCTTAATTGCTGATCCTGCTGTTTGCTTCAAACTAGCAAGATAAGCTTTCATAGACTTCTGCGCTTGTGCATCAGTAAAGCCATTTTGTGCCATATCAGTTTGGATGTCAGAGTAGCTTTTGCCTTGGGCCTTTTCCGTACGGATAAAATCCTCACCGAGTTGTGTCATGGTAACGTTATGCTTTTTCTGTAAAACCTCTAGTCCTGCATTCATTGCAGCAGTGGATATATTACCTTTTTGTTGAGCCTTGTGTAATTCACCGGTTTGTTTATTATAAGAATCCATCTCTTTATAAGAAGCGTCACCGATAGCCTTTGATGTGCTTTCAAGCTGCTTTTTGGTCATCGTTTCAGTTTCGCCAAGTTCAGCTGCCAATACAGCCTTCTTTTGTTTCGACTTTAATCCAAGCGTTTCAATTTCATCCTGTGCCATTTTACGTTGCAGGTTAGAAATTGTTGTTGCCTGATCAGAAGTCAGTTTGACACCTGTCTTTGCAGATTCAGAAGTAATTGTGTCAACCTGTTTTGCCGTTTTTTGCATATCAGTAATGCGTTTTTCGTTAGCACTATGCTCTTTTTCGGCCTGTTTCAAGATAGCCGCACCAGCAACACCACCAACTTTATCAGCTTCTTTTTTTGCATTACTGTATGTTTTATCTACATTTTTACTTGCAGAAGTAACCATGCCTTTAAATGCAGCCTGCACAATTTTAGCTGTACTCTTGGCATCATTCCCAAAGTCAGTTAATGCAACAGAAGCTTTGGTTTCGAAACTTCCAAAATCATTAGCAGCATCTGAGGCAGTAGCACCAATATCAGAACCCCATTCTTTAGTTCTTTTTGCTGATTCGCTTGCTGATTTTCCGTAACCATACCAGATTGCTGCACCCGCGACAGCAGCCAATCCTACACCAGCAAGTGCAGCACCTGCAACTGTCAATGAACTACCGAGTACACCAGCTCCCGCTTCGGTAGTGGTCAATGCTGTTCCCAAAACACCGAATCCTGTCTTAGCGGTTGCAACAGAACCATTTACACTTGAAACTGTCCCGTTAACTTTGCTCAAGGCACTCGTTGCGCCCGTTGCTCCACCTGCAACAACTTTTAATTGGCTTGAAACCCCTTTTGTAGAACCGCCAAGTATCTCCATAACTTCACTAGCAGCTTTTGATCTGGCACTCATTTGAGCAAATTTGCTTACTGTTCCTACAACCCCTTTGCCAACTAAACCAAATCCAGAAGTTAATTTTCCAACCACACTTAGAACTGGTCCAGCTGCTGCTGCTAATAAAGCAAACTTAATAATTGTGTCTTGGGTTGAATCATCTAAATCAGAAAATCCATCTACAGCTTTCGTCACATCATTAACTAATGGCAACAGTTTTGGAACTAGCTTATCGCCAATCTCAATACCCAGAACTTGTAATGAAGCTATTAATTTCTTAACATTATTAGCTGAGGTATTGTTCATTTGATCAGCAACTTTTTTAGTTGCTCCACCAGCGGCGTTAGTTTTATCAGTTAAATCTTGTAGAGTATCAGCACCGGCAGCAACCAATGCATTCATAGCAGTTTGATTTTCTTTACCAAAAGCTTGCGCTAGAGCCTTACCTTTCTCAGCCTTAGACCAGCCATCTGTCCCACTAGTAATATCTCTAATTAGCTGAGGCAAGTCAGAAGAATCGGCCTGTAATTCCTTAGTGCTGATTCCCATTTCTTTAAAGGCTGCTTGCGCACCAGCTGTTGGTTTAATTAGCGAGGTTAAAATGCCTCGTAAACCAGTACCTGCTTTTTGCCCTTCAATGCCTCGATTACTGAGCACACCAATTGCAGCAGCAGTTGCTTGAACTGATAACCCTAAACTAGAAGCAACTGGGCCAGTGTATTTCATAGCTTCAGACATATCACCGAAACCAGATGCTGTAGCATTAGCTGCATAGGTTAAGGCATCCGTAACCATAGTAGTATTCTTCAATGTTGCAGCTGTTGAACTAGATTTGAGTCCGAATTGTTCAACGATAGAAGCCGTTGCATTCATAACGGTTCCCATGTCTTCACCAGATGCTTTAGTAGCGTTTAAAATAGCAGGCATAGATCCAAGAACTTGTGCCGTTGTATAGCCACGGCGAACCAACTCAGCCATAGCATTGTTAATCTCTGTCGTAGAAACTCCATATGTCTTAGACCAGTTCTTAGATGCGGTCGACATCTCATCTAATTGTGCTTTGAATTTAGCAGTAACCGCACCACCATTAGTTAACAGTGGTCCTATCTGTTGAATCTGTGAATCAAAGTCAACAGCTGCCTTAGTCGCAAGTGCCAATCCAGCAACTACTGGAACTGACACTTTACTGGTCATCTTAGAACCAATGTTACTCATTGACGTTCCAACAGTGATTGCAGATTTACTAATCTTATTTAAACCGCCAGTGAAACCAGTGGTCTCAACTCTAGCCTTTGCCATAGCTGCTGCATTGTTTTTATATTGAGTAGCTAACGAAGCTAGCTTTGCATTTGCATTCTGAAATTGAGTGGCTAGCTTGCCGGTTTGGGCAGTTGCTTTTCCATCTACAAAAGAATCTTTGTATGATTTACCCAATTTTTGAACTATATTCTGCTGTGCACTCATAACAGAAGTTAGTCCCTTAGCTTTGGCGCCCAATACATCAAGCTTATTTCCTGACTGACCAATAACTGCCATAGCAGACTTCATATCAGCCATTGCATACTTAACTTCGCTCTTAGCCCCTTGTAGTCCTTTGCCAAAATCCGAGTGATCAAGTCCTAATTCAATAACCATTCTTCCTAATGGTTCATCTGCCATATTTTTATCCTCCTTTCATTAATTATTGTTTAGCAAAATCTTTCAATGATTTAACTGGTGCGTTACCCGGATCTACACCAAAATGACCAGGTGTTACATGAACACCGCTGGTTGTTGTTTGTGCTTTTTTATCGGCATTAGATCCGATGATCTGGGACAGCATATTAAAATCAACATCATTCAAAACACTATTTAGTGTATAACCTTGGCGACTTTCAACGATTGAACTAATTGCGGACAAAACAGTCTGTTTTGCGTCTTGAATAGTTACTCCGTTTCCATCGCCTGCATCTTTTTTGGGTCTACACCCGCAACTTTATAGACGATGTCTAATAAGGTTTCGTTGAAATCTAAAGCGTTCAAGCCGTTCCATACAGCTTCAGATGTCACTTTTTCATCACTAAAAATATCAACAACAAAATCAACCATGTTTTGGTCAATTTCTTTGAGCATTTTATCTCCACCTGATTCTTCAATTAAATCTAAGGCTTTGATTACTTTAATTGCTGGAACAAAATCTTCCTTGAACGTTTCTTTTTTTCCTTTGCTATTTAATAATTCGATTTTTAAATTAGTAGCCATAATTTTCCCTCCAAATAAAAAAGGCAAGGCCTGGACAAAATGGCCCTAACCTTGCCTAATGATTTTTACCTATTTAGCAGCACTTGAAGCTGCACTGCTTGCTCCGGATGAAGCTGGGGCAGAACTAGAAGCGCCAGAATCAGTAGGAGCCGTTACAGACCCTGCGGCGGAAATAGATAATTGAGATTCAAATGCTTTAACAGCCGCATCATCTTTTCCAACAAATTTCTGCATAATTTCCCCATTTGTAACACCTTCTGCTGTTGAACTGACAGGTGTGTATGTCCATGAATCGGCTTCTGGTGTAAATGATTTAGAAGAATCTAACGTATTAAAATCAATCTTGTCACGTGTAAATGTTCCACGATAGAATCCAACTAAGGCAACTTCTCCAGTATCTTCTGCAGATTCCATTTCAATTGAGCAATATGGAGGTAAAGTGTCTGCACCACCATAGCTAATTTTATTTTCATCAATTTTGAACCCAGACAACTCATCAGCAACATCTTCTGGCAAATCAAGAACGCCTAAAGCAACTTTGGCATCCCCTAATCCTTGACGGGATAAGTAATAATCAATATCAGATCCTGCTACTTTAACTGGGTCTTTTGCTAAACCACTAACTTCAGCAGTAACCGTAGCGCCTTTATGTGGATCACCTTGCACTACAACTGTTTTAGCTGCAGTTCCTTCTTCTGTAAAAATAGTGATCTTTAATCGTTTATATCCAACAAACATATATTTTCCTTCTTTCTAATAATCAGTATCGTAGAGACCTGTTGTCCCTCGATATCTTCTAGCGTCTACAAAATGACCGGTGTCTGGAAAATACTCATCCAAGCCACCGACTATCTGCCCATAATTCAATTTTTTCATTTCTTTTTTAACCAAGTACTGTAACCTTTTAACTTCTGTACGTAGCTTACTTTCACAATTAACTTGAAAAGTAAATTCTAAGGATAGCTCTTGGTCACTTCCACTTTTTGCCGATTGAGGTGGCTCTAACGGCTCAATGATAATAAACACTTGATTCTGGTTGGCAGTGTCCGGGTAATCATAATATTTGATCCGGTGCTGACCACTTGATTCAAGCGTCATCTTACTAATTTCATTATTTGAAAGTAACTGATTATAAATAATGGACATCATATCCTTATTATTCATAGCAACTTAGACCTCAATCCATCCATGACAATCAACTTGTATTGTGGCTTAACAGCATCATATGTTTTCTGTAAAACGCCAAAGCCTCTTGGTGTGAAATGCTTACCGCCACGTGTGTATCCAAACTCATTCAAATGCACAATTGCGTAACGATTTTTTGGACCATTCCACCCCACGCGAATGATGTTCTCACCGCCAACTTTATGTGCTTTGCCAACCACAACCTCATCGGTTTCAGCCCCTGTGTCTGCAAATGCAGATACAACACCTTTAACCTCACTTTCTACAAATTCACCAGCCGGTTTTAAAGCGGCATTCTCGGCACGGCTTAGTTGTCGCTCACTCAGTTTTTCAGAAAGTTTATTTAAAACCTCATCCATACCTTTGATTTCAACACTCATGAAGTAATCACCCCCAAAACAATCACAACAAATTTGTCATCTTCAAAATCAGGGCGTACATCAATGACATTCCAAACAATGTTGTTGCCTTTACTGTCAATATAACGATAATCATCAATCACACAGACGTCATCATTATTAGCCACATACTGCCCTCTTGAATCACGAATCTTAATAGTCACCGCTCGGCTGGTATCATGGTCATTCAATATCTGACGGTCCTTGTTACTTGGCGCATAAACCTGTGCATAGCATTCATAGAGTTGATTTAGAACTGTTTCACCCGGTTCTGGTCCATCATTAGGAGCATTCCGATAAAAACTCACTGGAGTTCTTAATTCTCCGCTTCCAGTTGTTGGACGCTTATAACTCGTTTGAATCATCGGCAACACCGCTTTCATCAGAATAATTATTCAACGAGACTCCAATCAATTCAGACTGAAAGTTATCATCAAAATACTCAAGTGCATCGTTATAAACATAGCGCGAACGTTCCAAGACTAACTCTGCAATCTGCAAATCAGTAATGTCATCAGAACCAACTAGTCGTTTAATCGCGACTTGTGACTTATTCAGAATCTCGTCTAAGCTTTCATTCTCGGAGTCGTGAAAGATGTGATTTCTTCGCTTAAACTCGTCTAACAAACCAGTAGTTTTAGTTTCATCACTCATAATTTCACTTCCTAATCAGCTGGAACTAGTGCTAACAAATCAGCTTTCAAAGTTGCACTAGCATGATCAATTTTTTTTGCATCTAGCCATGCAGTGATTTCAGCCACTGTATTAGCATCTGTGGGTTTCACATCGCCATTAGGATCAAACGCATCCCCATCATTCCCAGATGGGGTGTTTAGTTTCCCGCTTCACCACCAGTTGTTGGATCAGTTGTATCAGAACCAGCACCTGTAAGAGCTAAATCATAAACAGCAGAAGCATTGTTATCCTTGGCTTTTCCATAGAAGAATTGTTTGGCTGTAAATAAGTCCATATCTTCAATAGCCAATGTTTGGTTATATGGCATAATCTCTAAACCACCAGCCTGGAATGCATCATAACGATCTGGCAAGAATGCAATCACCTTACCATCTGGTGCAAACTCTGATTCAACCGTTGTTAAGCCAAAGGGCATTGCAGTCACAAATTGACCAGCTAAATTTTGAACCATGAATTGAGCTTCTACATCCAGTGAATCCCCAGGAGCCATAACAAGGACTGTACGGCCTTTTGCAACAACTGGTTTGCCATTTTCCTTAGTGGATAATCCTTTGATGACGCCCGCTAATTCTTTAGCTGCTGTTTTTGTAGTAGCAAAAGTTAATTTCCCAGCAGATGCTTTTTCTGGATAAACTCCACCAGTAACAACGACATCTTTTTGGACCTGACGATTTAATCCAATTGGTTGATTATTTCCATCTCCAACCAAAAATGCTTTTTCAGCACCAACTGCGAAGGCTTCAGAGATTTGGGTGATCACATACTGCTTAACCCATGCTGGTCCAAATTCTTCTAGGTCCTTAGGCAATACCATGAATGCAGTTGCTTTGGATTGTGTTGCTTCAGTTTCAGTGAACTTTGCATCTAGTTGACTGGTAATTTCGCCAAAAATTTTACCCCAGGCAATCACACCAGACGCATCAGACTGAACAATCTTCAAACTGATACCTTGGTTTACTAATCCAATTGCCTTCAAAAATGGATGTTCTTGAACCATATCATCAAAGACCTCTGTCACGACAGTTTGTGGCAAGATTTTAGGCTCTTTAAATCCTGTATCCGTAGAAATTTCATTGAAGAATTTTGTTTCTTCCATGGTCATCTTTGGATCCTGATGTTTGGCATCTAAATAGTCTTCAGTTTGTGCACGTACTTGTTTCTTGATCTCAGCTAATGAATCAGTTCCCAAAGCGTCCATCATGTTGGTAAATCCAGTTTGCTGCTCTTCAGCTGGAGCGTTTGATTTTACTAAATCAGCATAAGCCTTTCGTTTTTCTGTAAAATTAGACATTGCTTCTTTATTAAAGTTAATAGTCATAAATAATTTCCTCTTTTCTGTATTTAAAAAGCGAACGGCTTAAATTTAGTCGGTTCGCTATCTTTTTCCTTTATTAAGTTTTCTAATTCATTCACACGTTTAACCAGTGCAACTGTATTGGACGTTTCCTCGCTTGCTTGTAAAGCGTTGTTAGCCTGATCCATTGCAATTTTGGCATTATCAGAAATCAATTCTTTGATTTTATCAACTGCGGTTTTTGGCAATAATCCAGAGCCACCATCTGCCACCAACTGAACCTGATCATCAAACATAATTTCATCGACAAAGCCTAATTCTTTTGCTTGATCAGCATTTAAGTATGTTTCGGAATCCATCTTTTCTTGCAAGTCTTCCATTGATAATCCCGTTTTCAATTGATAAGCATTCGCAATCGCTTCGCTGGACTGCTTTAAAATTTCAGACAGCTTGGCTTGGTCACGATAGTCACCAACCCAACCGCCAGCCACGTTGTGAATCATGATTTGACCGACTGGACTAATTCGTGTTGGGTTACCAGCCATTGCAATCAGTGATGCAGCACTAGCGGCCATACCAACAATGTTAACTGTCACTTTACCCGCATATGCTTTAAGTGCCGTATAGATTTCATTTCCAGAATCTAATAAACCACCGCCAGAATTAATATCGACTTCAACATCTGTTCCGTCTTCGGGCAAATTATCTAAAACATCTTTGGGTGCAGTACTATCCATCCCCAACATGTCATAAATCCACTTGTCATTGTTGCTAATAATTGGGCCTTTAACGTTGATTTTCATTGTCATCATTCTCACCTCCCTTCGATGTCGTATAGTTCTTAGTCATAATAATCTGATCTCCATCAGCACGTGGTGGCAAACCAATCGCTTCACGAACTTCGTTTTGCGTAACCATCCCTGATGATCCCAGTTTGTCAATGGACTCGGCCATATCAACAATACTAGGCCGATCGATTCCAATTGAATCAATATGCATTTTTTCATTCATCAAATCTTTTGGACTAATCAACTTAGCATTTAACTCATCCCTAATAATTTTGAGAATATAACGTAAACAGTACGTATTGAACAGCTGCATATTCTCTTTGTTCTCGGCATTACTACCATGGATTAAAGCTGATGGGACACCAACTAAACTTGCCACATCATCAATGAACGCATTCTTAACACTATTAGTTTCTGAAAATGCTAAATTCTTAACGCCTGTGCCACCCGAAACTTCCTTATACTCAAAGCCACGAGTGGTTGGAACTATGGCCACCGAATTATCATTGAAAGATTTATAAACTTTATCAATGAAATTTTGTAGCTTTTTAGTTTGCTGGTCCTGTGTACCAGTGGTTGCATCAACAGCAACTGTTGCCCTAATTTGATTGTTTCGCATTTCAATATCATTCAAGCGGCCAATCAATTTTCCGTAATCACTCCATAGCCCGGTGATATAGTTATCCAACTTGTCATTTGAATAGTTCAAATAAATAACTTCATCCATTCCAAATGTTCGTTTAAATTGATATTCTTTAACCATCACGTTATCGAACGTGTCATTATAAACTGCATACTCATTCCGATGAAAATCTTCAGCAATTAAAAAATCTTTATTATCGTCCTGAATAATCAATACTTCATTATCATGGAGTAATTTATAGACGACATCTTTCCAGAAATCAGTAGCAGATTGATCCGTGTTTGGTCGTACATTCAGATGGTAATAGGCATCATTTTTAATTGGCGTTTTATTTTGGATAACCTGAAATTCTGTTTGACTAGCAGCACGTGCTACGAAATTTAATACTTCATCAATTGCCAACCGTTTCATATAAGCTCGATTTGCAGTATCTTCAAATAAATCCAAGTCATAGATAAAGCTAGAATCCTTACGTCTTGTAAACAAATCCATGAAACTAGAAATTATGCTCATATATTTTCACACCTCCTTCCTATCTAGAAATCAATTTCATCTAACATGTTCAAAGATTCGTTGACGTCATAATCTAGTAACTGATCAACTAGATATTGACCATACTCAAAAGCTTTAAAGCCGTCAGTCTTCCGTCTAATTTCTTCTTTTTTGCCAAACTTCTTATTACCATTTGAATCAATTGTTACTAAAACATTCTGAGTGTTCCAACGTAGCGGAGCATCATCTCCCCAAATATATAAGCCGCTAGCAAAACCATTCTCAATTCTGGGAGCTAACAAGCCATCTATAGCGGTTGGATTTCTGATTGTGACAACTTCAAAACCTGCGTCTTCAAAAAACTTCCGAAGCAAATCCGCCCGGAAGTTATCAATTACTATTTTTTTAATAATATATTTTTCGCGTTGCTTCACAAACCAATCAACAACTTTCTGTGGATCAATCGTTGATTCATTAAGAATTGTCATCCATCCTTGTTTTTCCCATTCAGATATTGGAGCAGCGGAGCGAGGCCGATCTTTGGGGCTAGCAGAATATCCATAATACTTATCAACAAAACCTTTACGTGCAAATTGATGTGCTATAAAATACTGTTTTCCTTGAACTTTGAAAGTTAATCCATTCGCTGTAAAGTCTCGAATACTAGCAAAATCGACTGAGCCGATTGCTTCACGGCCCTCTAATTTGTCAAATGGAATCGACTGATTAGTGGCCTTGATTTGTTCATAAGGAGCCACCGATTTTTCAGGATCTTTCAGTGGAAGGTCCATCCGCTTAGTAAGAAATTCTTCTCGCATACTAGGCTCGGACTGCATTTTGATGTATTGCTTTTTAATTTTTCGATATAAAGTTTTCCCATATGACGTTAACGGCTTAGCTAACATAGGATTAGCTTTTTCCCACATGTCTGGATGATCAATTTCGCTTTCATCATCAAGTTTGCACCAAAATGGAAACATGGTATCCGGTGGAAGCTCTCCATGCATAACCTGCAGCGCGATTTCTTTCTTGGCATCCAAGTAGCCATCCCTCACATAACCGTCAGAACCAATTTCAAACTGCCTTGATTCTGGAACCTTACCAAGTCCAGATTCATAAACTTGTACACCCTTGTCATCAGGGTACATATGAATTTCATCAAAAACATCAAAACCATCACGTAGACCATCTTTAGTTTTTCCATTGGAAGTTTGATAAGTCACTACTGAATGGGTTAACGGAACTTCAATCTGTGATTTATTGGCATTAAATGAGCCTTTCATTTTTTCGTTTGATTGAACCACATTGTAAATTTCGTTGATCGAAGTCTTCGCTTGCTCTTCTGAATTGGCTACAATCGAACCGTTATACCCTGGAATGCCGTTTAACTGACTGATAAGAAAAGCACTAAGTGAACTGATCGTTCCATTCTTGCCAGCGCCACGACCAAGAACCCAAAAATGTTCATCATAATAAACGTCATTCGTGTTTGAATCATACAAAAAAACAAAAGCAATCAAGAATCTCTGATAAGCAACTGTTGGGAAAAACCATTTTTCTGTGAAAGCAATACAATCATGAATTTTTTCTTCATCAAAGAATAAATCATCATTGCTAAGCACATATTTCTCTAGATAATCAATCAGCATAATTCGTTCTTTATTGAGCATTATTTGGCCACTCCGATAGGCGCTAACGTAATCATCAACATACTTTTGATGAATCATACTAGACCACCTTTATCTTCCTTAGGGGGCGTTTTAAGGCTATCTTTTCGATTACCATTTTCATAAATTCTAATCGACATTTGAATTTCTTTTTCTAGTGTCAAAAGCTGGCTATTAAGCTTTTCTTTCTCGGCAATAGCTGGATTAACTTTCGTATACTTTTGCGCACCGTTAATCACGGTTATTGTCGCTCCATTGGCCTTAATAGACTTATCTAATTCGTTAAACAACTTACGCAAATTCTTATATCGTGCAATCTTTTCTTGCTGAAAAACATTATTTTTATCGCTATTATCATTCAGATATTTTTCTAATTTAGATACTGTCAACTGCCCCACCCCCTCTGTTCAATAAAATTTAAGTGCTTTTTCCCGGAGTCGAGGACTACCCACCGGTTCCTTATTTTAATTTTTTTCTAAAATTTTTGACCCCGGGGGCCTTCTCAAAATTATTTTTTTGAAATTTTTTCTAAAAATGATTTCCAATCAAAAAATATTGCTTTGTTAATGTAGTAATATCCAGTGAAATCATCGGTATTGTTCATTCGTTTACAGTATGACTTAGCTCTTCGTTCACTAAAGTAAACCCTATGTGCGAACAGCATGTTAGCCTGTTGATCTCTCATCACAACATAAACAACAACCTGCTTAGTCTTATCAATCTTTAGTTTCATCTCATCATCCTCACTCTTTGTTTGCCGCAACGTTCACACTTGTAACAGCGATACCTTGCACCATTCTTACCCATGACACCAACGCACATATACTGATGACCAAACAAACACAACAACCTTTTCATGGTTAATCCCACCTCTCATCTTCATGCCAACGATTAGGCTTAGCCTTGTGCTGATGGCTTGAATAGTTCATACGATGATGTCGCTTGTTATGACAGTCTTTGCACAATGTCCTTAGATTGTTCGGATCCATTCGTAGCTCTGGATAGAATTCAAGTTCTTTAATGTGATCTACTTCTAATACAGCATCTGCATCAGTCGTAACTTTGCCATCAGCCTTGCACCACAAACATTCATGATGATCACGATTCAATATATAATCATGCATCTGCTTCCATTGCGTAGAATTATAGAAGTTACGACGTTCTTGCCAAGTTAGTTTAGATTGCATGATAACCGTCTTCATCAAGATAAGTTAAATGTACATTAGCTGGCTTGGTTGTTTTAGTTTGTGTTGCAGTTCTCCAATCTAAATGTAAATTAACTAATCCATATTCTGGCAATTTAAATAGTTTACCTTTATAGGTAACAATTGGTACATCATCTTTTTTGGGAATTCTAATAACTAAATAATCTTGCTTCATTATTTTTCATCTCCACACAAAAAGGCGCATCATCAAAAAGATAATGTGCCTTCCTAAACTTTTCTATACTACTAATATAAACCCTCAAAAGCAATATGTCGGTGTTATGAAGGTGCGCACCTTTTTCACACCTCAATAATCGTCACGTTGTGTTAGACTATAAAGTTTATCCTGATAATCATCAAGAAAATCTAAACATTTAATTATGTTAGCGTGCTTATGTTTGATATCGTCATATGAACGATTATAATTAAATGCAATTTCTTCAAGCGTCATCCCTTTAATATATTTATCAACAATAATTTGATTATCAATTCCTTTAAATGTACTGACTAAATTTTTTAAATCAGTAATCATATGTTCGTCAAATGATAATCTTGCTCGCATAGTTTCAATATTATCTTCAATCTTTGAACTTCGTGATCGTTCATTTAATGAAACATTTTTCAAATCACCGCTAGTAAATCTTTCTAATTCAATTTCACTTTTACGAATATCCCAGTTTAAGTAACGGATATCCTGTTGTAAATCAAGATAGTCTTTAAGCCATTCAAACGTACGCTTACTTTTATCCTTTGTTCTATCCACTCTATCCGCCACCCTATGGTATAATTAGTTGTTGAGTTGATTCGAGTAGCGGCGTTCCGAAAGGGATGCCGTTTTTTATTGAGTGTGATTCTTGTTATGCCTTGAAACATTAAATTCTGCTTTTATTCTGGTTAATGTTGTTTTATCAATATTCAACAATTTAGCAATTAGACGATCTGGTTTATTAGGATGTTTATTTTTGATTTTCAAATAATCTATTATTACTGCTTTATGTTTTTCAAATGTAGGTCGTTCATGCAATCTTAAATTATGATACACGCAGAAGTCATCTAGCCGTTCTTCAGCACCAATTTCTCCACGTTCAAGTTTGTCTAGCAAATTTCCTAATTGCACAAACATTTCATGATTTTTTAACATTTGCTCACTTCCTATGATTACTTTCCTTAAAAGCTGTCATGTTAACTTTAATATCAGTCAGCAATATTCCTGATACTGTATCGAATGGCGTTTCAGACGTCCGATTAAAATGTAACAATTGCTTTAGAAAAAACTTTGTATTTTCGTCAGTATTTTCAACCAACTTATCCACAGCAAATTTAGAAGCTTGCCCTGCTGATTGTTCTGGGTAATTTAACAAATAATAATTCATAATAATGTGTTCCTTTTCGTCATAACTAAGTGTATCGATAAATAATTCTAGGTTGTTATTTGTATCAACCATAGTGTATTTTTTGTATTTCTTTGGCTTATCTGAATCAACCAAATGATTAGTAAATATAATTGTTCCTGCGCAGAGCATCCAAAATGCAATCCAACCAATCACCCTGTAATATTCCATTTAGCTTTGCCTCCTTTATATTTATATACGGTTTACCCACCAAGACAGGATTACTGCAAGCACAATAAATATTAAAATTGCAATGCCTGCTACTCCAAGCAATTGTGGAATGCTTGCTTTCCAAACAAGTTAAAAATTATTTTCATTATTTAATTCCTCCTATTTTTAAAACGGTAGCAATAACTCACAAACCACCTGGTTAATTTCTTCAACGCTCAAATTCTTGTAAGCATCAAATGCCTGCCTTTCGTTCATATGAAGATACTTACCGTGACCACGCCACCAGATGATAGTGCCAAACAAATCACTGTTATGTTCTTCAAACTGCTTAATGAATACGGTTCTAAATGCTATTTGATCCTTAGTCATCTGATTCACCCACCAATTCTTTGACCACTAATTCAACGTGTGGATCCTCTGAATAATATTTATTACTTTGTGTGCTTACAATCTGTGCGTCATCGATCCATACTAAGCCTGTGCAGGCGTCTGTCACGGCTTTGAAGTAATTATCTATATCGCCTTTAATTGTTGGCCTATGAGCTCCTGACAGTCTTAGTTCACGTTCCTTTTTTGTGATGCTTTTTTGAATTGGCCGATATACTTTTAATTCCACATTTAAAGCGCCACTTAATAAATCTTCGTGAAATTGTGCTTTAACTTGTTGCTTCACTAATTTCTTATAATCCTTTGATTTTTTTGGATCATACGTCTGTACAAACTTTCCTCTGCTTACAAACCTAGGCCGGCCTTGTGGTACTGGCTCTCCTGAGATTAACAATGTAAATTCTTTCATATCGCTAACTCCAATCACCCTTATTTTGTCTTCTCTTCATTTCGTCTAACAGTTCGATCCAACCCATGTTAGCCTGCTCAATTGCATTGCATGTAGTTAAGTTACCCTCATGTTCAATCAATAACGTTTGAATATATTTTTCACCGTCTTCAACGAATTTCCAGCCTTGTTGTTTCTCTAGTTCAGCATTCCAAATTGCTTGCCAAACCATGTGAACACGTTCATAATCCATGCGTTCAATATGCTTAAATAAGACTGGATTCATAGGATCGCCCTTCTGTGCTTCTTCCAGTTTCCGCTTAATTCTTTGAAAATGTGCTGCTCTTTGTATAAATAGCTTAACGCCCTTAGATTCCTTAAACTGACTATCAAACATCACAGCATCGTACTGTGGCTTATTCATGTACGCCATTATTCAACCTCTATAAACTTCATTCCTTTACCGTTGAAAGCAAAGTTGACGTGACCTAATTGCCCTTCACGATTCTTAGCAATGGTTAACTGCACAACGTCTTTCGAATCATACGGTTTATGCAAAAATGCAACCACATTGCTATCCTGTTCAACTGATCCTGATTCACGTAAGTCTGATAGTAACGGCGTCTTATCCTGTCGGCTTTCTATTCCACGATTGAGCTGTGACAAAGCAATGATTGGTACATTAAATTCATTTGCCATCACTTTAAGTTGGCGAGTAATCTCACCCACTTTTACGTAACGTTCTTGATTACCAGGAACAACAACCAATCCGATATAATCCACAACAGCCAAATATTCGTTTGGTTTTGCCTTGGCTGCATTCTTTCGAATGACGCTAAGAATTTGATCTAAGGTTTTAGTTTTATCAAAAATACGAATTTGTCGTGATTGGATATACTCTGTACTTTGTAAAACTAGTTTTTTTAGAATTGGGCTCAAGTTGGCTGGATCACGTAAAGCTGTGCTAGAAATTCCTGTGTTGCGTGAAATTAATCGATTCAACATCTCACGTTTGTTCATTTCAAGCGTGAAGTAATCAACGTGTAAGTTCTTATCCAATTTAGTTGCTTCATAAACCATGTTAATGGAAAAAGCTGTTTTACCAACAGAGGGACGTGCACCAATTGTGAACAACATGCCACCATACAAACCACCACTCACAAACGTATCAACTTGTGGATATGTTCGAATACCAGTTGGCTTTGGATGATCGAAGCTATCAATAAGTTCATTAATCTGTTCTGACACTTCACCGCTGTCACTTTGTTCTTCCAAATTCTGCATTTTATTTAATGTTTCAAGTAGCTTTTCTTCATTATCTTCAAACGGTGAGTTCTGCCACTCTTGGATATTCCGATACATTTCTTTGTTTAAGGCTAACTTATGAAGATTACTGGCCAATGAATTTAGATTACTATCAGTCACATATTCAGATTTGATAGTACTCAAATCGCTAAATCCTAAGTTAGTTAAGCCTTTCGATGCTTTGCCATAAATACTCATTAAATTAGGATTTGATTCTGCCAATTCATTAACTGCTTTATAGATCACACCATAATCACTATTGGTAAACCACTCTTCGTTAATGTTTACCAGATTCACATCTGGTGGTTTATTTAGTAACGTTGCAATGATTGTCCGTTCAATTTCATCATTCATTTAATCGTCCTCTTGCTTCTTCCTCTAATTTTTTCAAATCTGCTTCTTCTTCACTAGCAGCATCTTCAGCTGTTCTTTCTCTCTCGGCGGAACCTCTCTGCTTTCTAAAGCCCTGTGGTTCAGAGACAGACCCCTGATTCAAATAGTTATCAAAATGACTTGGTGCAAACAATGTACTAGGTTGTAGATATTGATAATGCTCTGGATCATCTCTCCATTCAGCACTTTTAATATCAATTACTCGTTTGATATCAGCCTTAGAATATCCGTCATTTAATCTAGCTCTAATCAATTTTCTATTTGATTCAACATCCCTAAAATGCTTACCTGATTTCATATTGAAATATTCAATTAACTTTTTAAAATTAACAGCTTCCCTATTACTTTCTTTATCTTTATCTAGTTCTACTTCTGTTGCGTCACGTGACGTCACTGTAACGTCACTATTTTTTAACAGTTTTTGGCTCTTCTTCCGCTCTCTATAGCGTTTTGTACGTTCTGCAGTTTGTTGCCTAATCCTATCCAGACCATCTACGTTTTGATGTTTTTCCCAATTTTTTATTTTTAATAAACCGTTTTGGTTAATACTAATCATGTTAAAACGTGACAATGTTTGCAGTGCTAATCGAATAACGTTAAGTGGCTTGTCAAACAACGTTGCCAATTCTTCATCCGTATAAGCTAAATCTTTCTGGATATAGATACGACCATCATCATTTACTTTGCCAGCAAGCGTTAGCAATCTAATCCAAACAATTAAAATAGCATCAGATTCTGGCATAGCTTGAATTAATTTGATTTTTTCGTCTTCGAACATATCAGTTTTAAACTTTATCCAGCTCACATCTGCCATTTAAATCACCTACCTACTTGAATAATGTACTCACCTGTACGAGTAATTCCTCTACTAAGCAGCCCTGAAACATATCCTGGGTTCATGTTTAACCACCTACTGGCTTCCGCCATGCTATAAAATCCTCGCCTTTTATGGCTAAAAGAACTAATTAGGAAGATCTGCTTAGGGCTTTTATTAAGGCCTGTTTTAAACGCGTGTATTTGGTTTTCTTTGTAAGTACACCATTCAAGATTGCTTGGCTTATTGTTTAGTGGGTTTCCATCCAAGTGGTTTATACATGGTTTACCGAACGGGTTTGTAACGAAAGCAGATGCTACTAATCTGGAAACAAGAAACGTTTTATGAGACCCATTCTTCCATAGCTCTACTCTGAAATCAGAATGTGTGCTTTTACTTCGTCGTTCACGTTTTGGCATAAGCTGTCGTCGTTTCCAAACTCTTTTTCGTTTTTGACCACTTGCTAGAATTTGTGTAGTTGTTTTGCCTTTACACGTCCAAATTGTCCCATTACTACTAGCCTCATAAATATCTTCGTATCCGAGGATTGGCTTAAAAATTGTCATATGAATCACCGCCTAAAACGGTAACGAATCGTCATCAATAGTAATTTGTTCACCGTTCTTTGCAAACGGATCAGACTTAGGTGTATTTTGATCGTCATTTTTAAATTTATGTGCAACTTTAGGGAATTTTGTTACTTCCATTTTCTTAACGTTTAAGTTCTCACCTGATTTTTCACCTTTTGTCCATTTTTCGTTCTTAACAGTTACTTTGAGTGGTAAATGATAGAGCTTGTTGAAATAATCATCTAAGTCATTGAAATGCGTTTTGTTCGGAACCCCAGCAGCTTTACCAACTGCTAACAACATTCCTTTGGGAAATTTGTGTGTTTGTTTATTTGGAAAAATACGATAGAAAATGTGAGAACCTTTTGACTTCTGATCACTAATATCATTGCGGACAATTAAATCAAATTGCACATAGTCCATACCACTTTGCTCAAACACGTCTTGCTTAGCACTGCCGATTACTACTTCATATTCCCCATCAGCTACATTAAAATCTGTTACCTCGGAGTAATCCATATCAAATCCTGCCATTATTTAGTACCTTCCTTTTCCTGTTTGATTGATTTTTTAGTTGTTTCAAAATTGAACAGTTCTTCGATTGGTGCACTAGTTCGCTTATCTAATCGGTTCTTAGCGTAAATACTGTTATTACCTTCAAGAATTACACCACGGCCACCTGTTTTAGAATTGACCATTAATCGTGCCACAACATCTGCTAAGCCTAAGAATCCATTTAATGACTTATCACGAATGTCAGGAGCATACTGTGAAAATGATTGACCACTTTCAGTACTGTTTTCAATCGTCTTTTCCCATGCTGTGACTACAATGTTAATATTGGGAATCATATAAATTGTAGTGATAATTCGTGAAAAATAATTCATCCATTGTGAGTAATCTTGAATCTCATTTGAAATGCCGTTGTGGCTTTTACGACCCATTTCAACAAACCAATCTTTTTCAAGACTCGAAACATTATCAATAACCAAGTTATCCCAACTTTTACCAGCACTTTGTACACCTTTATCACTCAAAAAAGCTTGAATATCTTCTAGAGGATGTGAACGATCAAAAGGACGTCCCTCTTCGCTACCATCATCAAATCGATATTGTCGAATATTATCAGAAATTCCTTCTAAAACTTTAAATGAATTATCTAGGTCAAGAACCAATGTTTTACCTGTTAAATACTTGATTGAAGTAGTTTTTCCTTGTCCAGCCTTGGCGTATAAAATCATTTTCCAATCTTTATTTCTATGAACATTCATTGAACTTAGTGTTTTCATCTATTCCACCTTCTCCCAACGAATTTGACTGTTGTCTAAAAACTTACGAACGGCTGTAAGTTCAGCTTTAGTCCCTGTTAACTTCAAAACATATGTCATATCTTCGTCTCTGATCTCGCCGGTATTAGCGTCAATGGTTGTTTCGCCATGTTGTTCAGCATTAAAATCTTCCATGGTTTTGTTATAAGCAGCTTTCTTAGCACGCTCTTCAACGGAATGATCAATAGCTTGAATAACCCAGTCTAAGTCTTGGCCTTGCTTAAGTTGTTCAACCCAGCCATCTGGTTCAACGCCAACTGATTTAGCATGTTCTGTAGCCGCTGTAATGCTGTTATTCAATGCCTTCTTTTGTGCTTGTGCATATTTCATTCTGTCGGCAATGACCTTAGTACGTTTAATCTTGCTTAGCGATTTGTTTAACCAAGAATCATCAATCTCAATTTCATCAGGCTTAACATTATAGTTAGGCGCCATTTCAGCAATTTCAGCTTTAACATCTTCTAGCCTTTGCTGCTTCTGCTGTTCTTCAAACTTAGAAATGCCTTCGTCAATCGGGTTAACGACCTCATCAATCTGGGATAGCATGCCGTCAATGGAGGTCTTAAAGTCAATGTAAGGCTGGTCAAACGTTTTGTGGATTTCAATCCGTTTATCATTTAGTTGTTTTTTCAAACTGTTGAGCTCACGCTTAACTTTTTTGTCATCAGGCAACGTTTGCTCTGACACAACCAGCCCAGAATATTTATTAATATAAGCTTTTAAGGCACGTTCTAGCTTGTCTTGATTATTGATGACAATTTTAGTTGGCTGATAATCGACCGAAAAATTCAGTTGCTCATTCGTCACAATCTCTGCTGCCATTCGATTTGTCCTCCTCATCTTCGAAGTGTGATTCAGCTTCGTCGCCATAAACTTGGTCGTCCATGCGCTGGACGGCATTTCGTTCTGCTTGCGATAGATTATTCATATTTAGTCCTCCTCACGCTTTGTGTTATAATTCGTGTGTAATTTATTTTTGTTAGTCCGCATTGCTGTGTGGACTTTTTTATTTGCTTCGAAACATTTACTCATCTCTTTCGGGTATAATTTAGTTATTCCAATTAATCGAGGTGATACAAAATGGCTCAAGTTAAAATGAATACTCCTCACGAATTGCCAAAGGTAACCATTCTTGAACAAACCTCAGAAAGAATTTATTCACGTCAAGAATATTCTAATGGTTTTATTTTGGTTACTGATATAACACTTGAGGGTATTAAAGCTGTTTCTAATTTCAACTGGATCATTGAGGCGGATGGTAGTGTTTCTCCAAATTACAGTTCTCCTAATCCAGATTTTGTAGATCCACGCCATTAAGCTTTATTTTCTTGGCATTTATAATGGCTGTGCCATTACTATCAAAACTAATGCCTATCTCTCTGCTTTTAATATCCTCAGCATTATTTTTTTTAATCGTGGCATCATCTTTCGCCATTAAGTTTGATGATGTGATATATTTTTTAGAATAAATATCTTTACCATCGTTAGATGTAATACTGTGTTCCTGGCTACCTTCAATAGCTTGGAGCACTTTTTCTATAGATGAATCAAAAAATACTGCGTCTCCATTTGTGAGGCAAACCTGTGTGCCAGGTTCATTCTCTATTGAGTTCCGTTCACGCACCGACACGATTGCATCAAGATTAATCCAACAGTCTTCAATTTTTACCAGTTTCATTGTTTCTCACCACCTTTCAATAAATTGATAACTCCTACATAAACTGCTAAAACTGTCATGCCAATAAACCAATATATCCAAATCATTTGTTTTCCCACTGATAGTCTTTACTGTCTTGCCAAATAATCTGATTGTGCTTGTCTTGCTCTTCCTGTGCTCCCGCGTCTCTGCCAATTCGGTAACCGATCATGATTAATCCGAAAATAATAATTCCCCAAAATACTAACCAACCTAAAATTGCCATTATTACCACTCCAATTCTTCATAATGTTTTTCAATAAATTCAGCCATTGCAGTAGCCTTAAAACGCCACGCATTGCCTTTACCTGTGCTTACGTGTATTTGCCCGTTAGTCTTCATAGAAGCTATCTCACGGCTAAATTTTGGATTGTACAGGAGGTTATCTTTAACCCAATCCACCGACTTGCCACCTAACCATTTACGCAAATCTGTAATTGTCCAGGACTGACCAATGATTGACTGCTGTGCTTGGTCATATAGTGCTTTAGTGAAATCAGGAATTGGTATTTTAACTGTTAACTCTGTCATCTCTTTCACCCACTTTAACTTCTCGATCTAAGCCGTCTAGCAAAGCCGCTTCATCTCGTAACGATTTAAGTCTTTCAATCGCAGCGTTTAATTTATCAACTACCTTACTAGTCAATACTGGACGGCCATTTACTCGTTTTTCAATTTTAAAATCCGTTTGAGTTGTGCCATCCAAATCGGCTTCAACTTCACTTAGATTGGCTACATAATCTTCATAAACTCGCAGCTGCAAATCCTCTATTTCGCTCATGCTGTTCTCTCCTTTCTATTTGGCTCTGATTTTATAATCATCAATGATTTTCAAAATCATTTTGTTAGCTGCAGCTGATTTCTTCTTACCACTTAAAACCTGTTGCATGTACATCTTTCCTACATCATATGTGGTAGCTAGACTAGCGATACTAATATCGTTATCGTTTAGGAACTCTGCTATCAGCTTACGTCCGGCTAATGTTTCTGGCATATTGGCTCCTCCTCTCTTTTATGTATGTAAGCCAGTTTGATAACCAAAGAAATTTGTTTTAAAGCATGTTGACTATTTTATACATATGTTTTAATATCTAGGTATAGCTAAATAAGCTACTTTTAAAGCTACTAATCGTTGGGGAACGGTATTTAACAGCTCTTTTTAGTTTGCTCATTTGGTTATCAATTTGGTTTACGAGATTCATTTTAAAACATATGCATAAAAATAGCAACACATTTTATGCTTTTATTTTAATTTGCTTTCTTGTGGAATGTGAGGAACGTTGTTATGACGCTATTTGAACGTATTAAATTTCTTGCAAATAAACAAGGAAAATCAATAAATGATGTTGAATCAGAACTTAATTATTCTCAAAACACACTCTATCGTCTCAAAAGAACTAATCCAAGTGCGAAAAAGCTTGAAGAACTTGCAGATTACTTTGATGTTTCAACCGATTATTTGTTAGGTCGGACTGATACCCCCTATCCTGCAAAGCACAGCAAACTAGATACATTGGCCGCTCATGCTGCGGATCGCAATCATAAGTTTACTGACGCTGAAATTGATCAAATGCAAGCATACCTTGATGGAATTATTGACGCAAGTAGAAAAAAGGATAAGGATTAGAGGTTGATTTTATGACTGAAACTTTAGATCAACTGATGGATCGATTCGCAAAAGTAGTAACAATTCTAGAGGTTGACTTGTATGATCGCTTTGGAGTTTATGGAGTGTATAAAAAAGATAAAGATGGGTTGCCTTTTATTTTTATTGAAAAAAACCAGCCGGAGATTGATAAGAAGGTTATCTTAGTTGAAGAATTCAAACACATGATGACCAGCTACGGTGTGATTCTAAACCAAAATAATCATGACAGTGCTAAACAGGAAAACAAAGCACGCGCACTATCGTATAAGGAATTAATTACTATGGAAGACCTGTATGATTGTTATCATAAAGGCCTCAGATCAGAATTTGAAATTGCTGAGGAATTAGACGTGCCACAAAAGTTTTTGCATAACGCAATTGAATATTTTAAGGAGAACTCTGGCGACCCTATTAAAATGAAAAATGGCGGATATGCCACAATTAACGAAACAATCAAGTTCTATAAAGTGGGATAATGTTCATGACCAGAACGGATGTCATTGAAAAAGCTGAAATATTTTGGAGGAGTCATGTAATATGGAAACACTATTGGGATTATTAATAATCGCCGGTTTAATTGTGATTGTTGTGGGAGCTATTTTGTTTTTTATTGATTATGCAAAAAAGAATAGTAAAAAAGTGTCTTTAATTGTTTTATCAGGTGGTTTGGTTCTGATATTGATTGGCATAGTTGGAAATATTGGTATTCAAAATCATCAGGCTAAAATTGCTGCTCAAGAAAAAGCCGAGCAAGTTCAATTAGCAAAAAAGAAAAATGCTAAGTTTACAACATACGCAACTAGTTTCGTGTCAACTTTTAATGATACTTGGAACGATACAGTTAAGCTGAATAATAAAACAGACAAATCGTGGTCTAGTGCTATTGAATCTGATTCTGAATCATTCGATGTTAATAAAACTATTGAAAAAGTTGAATCGGATAATTCCAATTTAATTCTTGGTATTACAACTAACCAGGACCAGCTTAATAAAGATATTAAAAATTTAAAAGCTAATAACACAGGCAAATATGACATCAAAAAATATGAAACTGCTAATAATAAAATACAGGCTTACGCAAATTTTGTAGTAAATCCTTCTGGAAGTTATAACGAGTATGGAAGCAAAACTACAGATTTGAATAGCGCTGTAACTACAGCAGCAGACGCATTTAGCGAATAAATAATGGGCCACCTATGAAGCTGACCGGGAATTTAAAAAAATGTTCGGGTAAATTTTGGAGGAGTGATTTTTTATGGAACAAAAAAGCTATTTATGTCCGCAATGCCATGAGCCTGTGGAAGAGAATACACGTGCGTGTCCTAACTGTGGCGCTAAGATAGATTTTCAAAATGACACGTACACCACACACGGGAAGTGGTCATATATAATTGTTGGATATATTTGTGCCGCTATTTCTATATTTGGTGGTGTAATTGCTATTGCTGGTAGTATTTTATGTGGATATCAGCTTTTTAAATACAAGTCCACAAAAGATGCAGGTGTTGCACTGCTAGTCGTTGGTATTGTTTGCGGAATTATTGGATTATCAAATTATTTTTAGGCTTTTAAAGAATTAAACTATAGCATTTGACCAAATACTGAAGTCATTAAAAGCTGAAATATATTGGAGGAATACATTATGGCTAAGAAAATCAAGGGGGAAGACGGAAAGGTTTACGTGCAAAAGAAGCCATTCTACAAGCGCTTCTGGTTCTGGTTGTTAATAATTATTGTGGTTGTCGTAGGAGCATCATCCATGGGAGGCTCATCAGATAGTTCTAACTCCAGCAGCTCAGAAAAATCAAGTAAGACAGCAACAAAGTCTTCCATCTCTAAGAAATCAAATGTTCCATCTGAGTATACTTCAGCGCTCAATAAAGCTAAGGAATACGCTTCTTCAATGGATATGTCTGAACAAGCTGTATCTGAACAGTTAACTTCAAAGAGTGGCGAAGGATTCACAGAAAAAGCTGCTCAATACGCAATGAAGAATTTGGGTAACGTTAATTGGAACAAAAACGCATTAAATAAAGCAAAAAGTTACGCTTCCGATATGGATATGTCAAAAAAAGGCATTGAAGACCAGCTCTCTTCTTCATCTGGTGAGAAGTTTACAGAAGCACAAGCTCAATATGCAGTAAACCATCTTACAGGTGTTAACTGGAACAAGAGTGCTCTAAACAAAGCAAAGTCATATCAAAAGGAACAATCTATGTCTAAAGATGCAATCCGTGAACAACTCACCTCTTCATCTGGTGAACAGTTCACAGCTGCTCAAGCAGATTACGCTATTAGTCATCTTAAATAGCTGCCCCACCTCCCACTCTGGTGACGCGTGCCAGTCCGATTCTGACGGTGGGAATAGATATATATAAATAATTTTGGAGATGTATTGTATGAATTACTATAAGAAAGATTTAGACATATACGAGCCCAAGGACGTTGTAAACTATCTGAATGAGCACGCTTTATTATCTGAAGTCAATGATGGTAGTCTCAATGATGGTGGTCGCATCAAAAAAATATATACAAGAGATTAAAGATTATGCAAATTCAAACGGTTTCTCTGAGATGGATATATGCTACTCATCTGATGGCTACGATAACAGATTCGACAGTATGTATTTTATTTGGGATGCTAATCAATTAAATTACAATGTAGCGCATAAATTAAATAAACAGATACTTGAAGCGTGGTGGAGACAAGAAAAAGATGTTTAATTCAATTTATAACTGTATTTACATTTAACTGTTGAAAAGGATTATAGAACAACGAAAATATCTTTGAAAACGAGGAAAAGTTATGGGTTTAAAAGAAATTGTAAAAAATAATCATTATCCCATTATTTTTATTGGATCGGGTATGGAAAAACGATATCTTCAAAATTTTCCCAATTGGAATAGTTTATTAGAAGAGTATTGGGAACAAATAAATGAAAACCAAAATTTTTACAGCTTTCTTCATTCACAGATTCAAAAACATCCTGACGATGATAAAACAACACAAGATTTTTATGCTAATGTTAATGCTGCATCATACATCCAAAAAAAGTTTGATGATTTATTTTACAAGGAGCAATTAAAGGTCTCTGGCTTAACATTACAGCAGGCACAACAGAATAGAGTTTCCCCTTTTAAACAGTCTATTGCCAATCGTTTAAAACGATATCAGCTACTAGATAATGTTGATATGGATGAATTAAACGGATTTATTCATATTCTTGAAAAAGCAAAAATGATTGTCACTACTAATTATGATACTTTCATTCAAGATTTAATTGAAAAAGATTCGGATCAGCGTCCCACAGTTTTTGTTGGTCAATCTGGACTATTTGATTCTGATGCTGGATGGTCTGAGATTTATCAAATTCATGGTAGCATTAGCTCTCCCAATTCAATAGTCATTAATTCCAAAGATTACGATAATTTTGACAAAAATTCTGTGCTTGTTAGTGCAAAGATTATGTCATCCATGATTGACGCCCCTATCATCTTCTTTGGTTATTCAATGACTGATCGTAACATTCGAAAAGTTTTAGACGATTTTGGATCTCAACTTCCACAAGAAGATCCTCGTAAAAGCGCAAACCGTATCTTAGTAGTGGATTATGAGCCAAATCAAAACGAAATTGTAGAGCAAATCGTCCGAGACCAAGGACTTCACAATCTTAACTATACCTTGATTAAAACAAATAATTATAAGAAAATTTTTAACAAACTATCCAAGATTAATGAGGGGGCGACGCCTTATGAAGTGAAGAAATTCAGTGGACTGATAAAAAAGTTGATTGTTCAACAAGGCCAAAAAGGACAATTGTCAAATGTGATGGTAACTCCAACACAGCTTGATGATGTAGCAAAAGAAATTGATCAAGGAAAACCAATCGTTGTGGCACTTGGTGATGAAAGATACTTCTATGTATATCCCGACACTGTTTCATATCTAAAAGATTACCTTGCTGATACTAATAATTATGCTCCAGCTATTGCACTATCGTTTGCGGCACGCGCGGGGGGAAGAACCACAAAGTTACCATTTGCTAAATACTGGAACTCGGTGGACAAAACCAGCTTGAATTTATCTCAGAAGGATTTTCAGCGTATTAATAATAAAATCAAGGAATATGGCACCTTAGATAAGGCTAAGCAGTTTATTAACAAAGGTAGCCAGAAACCATTTAATACAATTAAAGAAATTAAATCACAACATTATCCAATCGGCAGGCAAATTGATACAGTCGCATGGAATCTAGAACAATTCGATGAGATTGAAATCAATAACTACTTTAACGAGATTCTTCCAACTTTTTACAAAACATTGGTTGAAAAATCTACACAGCTAACCAGTTCCGTCCGTCGCCTCTTAGTGATACACGATTTAATTATCAATGGAAATATGAAGCCTTACCAAAAGACACAAAAAAACCAGTAGGCATAGGCATACTGGCGGCTGATGGTAAAGGGTTTTCCAATGATTGACCCTTAACTCGTTATTCATTATATACTAATTTATGAATGAGTCAAATTAAAAAAGCACATCCCCTCCCGCCAAGAAGTTGGATGTGCTTAACTCAAAGATTACATTTCTGTAGTCCTCTTTCGTTTATTTATTTTAGCACTTGAGGACTACGTTTAAAACCGAACGGAGGTTCTTAATTATGGCAAGTATCAATAAGGATAAAAATGGTAAATGGCAAGCACGTGTTTCATACAAAGATAGCAATGGTAAATTTAAAACCAAGAGCAATCGGTTCACGACTAAACACGAAGCACAGCTATTCTCAAACCAATATGAAATAAAAGCAGATAAGGGAGGCTTAAATTACAAACAGCATATTAAATTCACGGATTACTTTTATGAATGGTATCAAGATTATAAAGTTAGTAAACTAGCCCCTGCTACCAAGAACCGCTATGAGATCACCTACAAGGAGCTTAAAAATTTCTTTGGTGAAACTACCATGGGCGAACTTAATCAACGCTTGTATCAACGCTTTATTAACCAGTATGGGTCTAAGCACGCTAAGCAGACAGTCAAAAAAGTAAATAATATTATTCATGCTTGCATTAAAAATGCAATGTATGAAGATATTATCTCAAAAGATTTTATTTCCCGTGTAGAACTTGTTTATGACAAATCACGTGACCGTAAAATTGAATATCTTAATGTTAAAGAACTCAAAAGGTTAACCACTGATATGCTTAATAACCTAAATCCCCACTTCACATCTCGCTATATGATTTTAACCGCTATTTATACAGGCATGCGAATTGGAGAAATTCAGGGTCTACAGTGGCAGGACATTAATTATAATTTTAAAACTATTTCTGTGAAACGGGCATGGAACGAAATCGCACAAGAAGCTAAACCAACCAAGAATGAATCATCTATACGTGTGATCCGAGTAAGTGACGAACTATTAACGGTTTTAAAACAGTTACAAAATGCTGCCAGTCCGCAGTCAAAAAAATCTCAAATATTTATCAACCAATATGGAACTGTCCCCACTTCAGCAGCATGCAACAAAACGCTTAGAAAAGCCCTTAGCGAACTTAAAATAGACAAACAAGGATTTCACTTCCATTCGCTTAGACACACTCACGTGGCATTTTTATTATCTTCTGGGATAGACTTATATGTAATCTCCAAACGACTTGGCCATTCTGATCTATCTACCACAACGAAAATATATGCATATATGATTGATGAATTTAAAGTCCGCTCTGACAAACAGATTGCTTTATCACTTGATAAATTAACAGAAAAAAATAAATTAAACGTTTCAAATGCTTAG